ATTAAAAGAAATAAAATTTTATTACTTCCAGTGTATTTTATAGATGAAGTATCTACATCTTTTGATGGACAAGAAACTGGATATCATAAAGAAAATGAAACAAGCATTGTTATCCCAAGTAGTTATGGAATAACTCCTTATGCAAAAGATATCATAAAATTTGAACAATCCTACATGAGACCTACTAATGATAATTATCCAATTTTTTTAGTTGAAGGTGTTGAAATTTCTGCTAATACTGATAAAAGATTTTGGAAATTAAAAGTCTCTACATTTCAAAGCGAAACTTTAGATTCTGTAGATGAACAAGTTGAAAATAATTATGTCTTTTTTGATTATGATAAAAAAATTCATACATTAGAAGATTCTCAATTATTAACAAAACTTTTATATAAAGATGATTTATTAAAAAATAATTTATCTGATATATTCGATCAAAATTCTGGATATTATTTTATATAGATGGATATATAAATAATTGAAATTATTAATAAAAATCTATCTCTTTATAATTTATAAAGATTAAGAAAATTAGTAATTTTTGGTTTATAAGTAATTGAAATTATTAGTAATTTTTTCTTAATTTCAATATTTTTTACTATAATGGTTTATCATGAGGAAATATGACTGATACAATATCAAGCCAAATTTATTCATCAAGAGATGAAGTTAGAACTCAAATAACTGAGTATATAAAATCATATCTAGAACTTGAAAATGTAGATCTTACGAAATCATCTTTCCTTTCTTTCATAATAAATATAATATCCACATTAACTGGAAATTTGATGTTTTATGAAACATCTATATATAAAGAATTCTTTTTAACAAAAGCTCAGTTACCTGAAAGTATTTTAAATTTATCTGCATTTCTAGGATATAACTCACAAGAAGCAAGTTACTCTACAGCAAACGTATTAATAACAATTCCTTTTGGATTTGAAACCACTGAAGAAAATAAAAGATATACATTACCAGTTGATATAGATACAGAGGAAAATACTTTTTCATTTGTATTACCAATAAGACAATATAAAACTACAGTTCAAGAATTTCAAATAGATGAAGATGTATCTATATATCAATTTATTACGGTTGATGTTCCTTTAGATGGAAAAGTTTCTGCAATGACAGTGGAAATTAGAAATCCTGGAGATACAGATTTTACTTTGTGGGACGAATTTAATAGTTTATATTTAATGTCTTCTACAGAATCTGGATATGTTTCAAGAAGAACAGATGAGGGAAGACGTTTATATTTTGGAAATGGATTAATTGGATTACAACCAACACCGGGATGTACAGTTAAAGTAACAACAAGTTTAACCGAAGGTGAAGATGGAAATGTCATAGCAGGTTCAATTCAATCTGGAGAAAGAATATATACAACAACCTTAGCGGGTATCAATCAAATAGTAAACTATGATGTAATAAATACTCTTCCATCAGCAAATGGTGAAGATGAAGAATCATTAGAAGAAATTAGAAGGAACTCAATTTCTAATTTGACTGCTATGGGTAGATTAGTTTCTAGTAATGATTATGAAAACACAAGTGTAGTTATAGAAAATTCTCCATTAGCAAGCAAATGTTTACCAGTATTAAAAAGATCTGATCTTAAAGTAAATGATATTCAATTATTTAGTACAATTTTATTTGGGAGTTCATCAACTGAAACTGATAATATAATTCCAACTAGAAATATAACTCATACAATACCACTTACTACAACATATGTTCCAAGAGGAACTGAAATTTCAGTTTCTGGGGTATCATTTTATACACTTTTTGATTTAACAATTGATTTATTAAATACTGCTGCATATTATCATTATATTATGTATGAACTTGAACAAACTCCAACATTAGTTTCTAGTTATGCATCTGAATATAATTTATATATAGATAAACTTACAGTTGTAAAAGAAGGAGAACTTGGAGCATTCTATTTACATTATCAATCAACAGAATCAGATCCTGAGTTATCTACATGCAAAATGGAAGATTTTGTTAATGATTCAACGTCATCTAATTTTATATATAGATTTGATCCTTATACATTAATTCCAGATAATGAGCAAACTTATTATTTTACAATTACAGATCCATCTTCAGTTAATATTGCAAAATATTCATTCGATATTGTTTTTAGAAAAAGTTTATCAAATTTTATGTTATCTAGTACTTATTCAGATTCAACATCTACAATTATATATGATGTTCCAGTTGTTGGTAAAGAATATTATGATTCAATATCTGCTAAAAGTTTTGAATTACAAGTTTTACAACAAATGATGACTTCAATGGATTTTACATCTTATAGAATGTTAACTGATTTTACAAATGTCAAATTTGTTAATACAACTGGTTATATAGAAAATATGTCATATAATTTAACAACAAAAAGTGCAGTTATTAATATTGTAAGTGATCTTCCCACGTCTCCATCTTTAGGTGATAGATATATTTTAAAATCTAATGTTGGTTCACATCCAGATGAAATAGCACAATGTACTGACGCTACAAATGTTACTTGGTATTATACTATTCCAATTTCGGATGATATTGTTTATGTTAGTGCATTGGGTATTAAATATATTATGGGAGAGACTGGATGGATTCCAATCCCTGCAACATATTCAATGCCTCTTCAAATTAATTTAGAAGTTTTTAAAGATTCAACATATACTGGAGCAACATCCACATTAGCAACTGCAGTACGTGCTGCGTTAGTTGATGCCTTTTCAAGTAGGTTTGGTCCAAATGCTACAATTTATAGATCAGAAATTATTGATACCGTTCATAATGTAACCGGTGTTAATCATTGTAGACTTAAGAATCCACAATCCAGTATATTCTTTTCATTTGAATTAACAGATTTAACGACTGAACAATTAATGTTATATGGTCCAGAATATGTGTATTTTGATACAGATAGTATTACTATTCAGGTGATATAATTATGGATACTTCAAAAATTAAGAGATCAGCAATACGAATAGTGAAACCTTGTTTTAAACCATCTTTACAAACTCATTATTTTGAATTATTAAGATTATCTGGTTTAACTGATAAAGATGTTAAGTTATATTCAAAGAATAGATGGAAAGGAAGACAAGAAGTAAAATTTTTAAATCACCTTGATCCTAAATCAAATTTTTATATTTTTTTAATGACTTATTTTTTAAAAGAAAATGATATACACTCTTTTAAATTAATGATGATATTTTATATTATAAGACATTATAGATCAAGAATGGATATTCATTTTCCAAAGTTTTGTGATGAGAATTTATTTAAATACACTTTAGAAGTAATCACTAAAACTCATTTATTTGCTAGAGAAAAAACAATTCCAAATGCTTTGTATTTTATTGCTGATGAAATGATTAGAAAATATAAGGATGGAATTAAGAATGATGACCTAGATAAGATTTCTTTATTCATTCAAGAGTCTAGAACAAGAATAAGGCAAAGTGTTGCTAGTTTTGCAGAAACATATTATAAAGCAAATGAACAAGGAGTGAAAATTAAAACTGAAGAAGATCCTTCTGAAGATGAAGAAAATGAACATCAATATGAAAGTGAAGAAAAAAGTCTAAGAGCAATTGATGAAGTCACAAGAAAAATAACAATATATAAATTTGTTGATAAAAAAGCTCAAGAAGAAGCAAAGAAAATTTCAAGAATAAATACTTCAACTTCCATTGTTATATCAAATAATATTAACAACGTAAAATATGCTGATGATATTAGAATAATTCTTAAACTTTTTACGAAAGATATGAAGAGTGTGAAAGAAGTTTGTGGAAAGGAATTTTATAAATATGTTAGAAGTCTTATGGCAATTAAAAGACAAAAAGCAAAAGTCTATTTTAAACAACAAGTTAATAAATTACTTTTAAAAGTTTTACAAGATACTAAAAGTATAAAAAATTATGATAAACTAACAACTCAAACCCAATTCTTATTAAATCTTTATCTCGCCTATTATCTCACCTTATTATTTCGTAGAACAATCTGTTAAACTAACGCACCAACATCATCATAAATTCCAGTTTCTGCGCTTGCAATTAGTGTAGATACGGTTGTACTTTTAGGTGTTGGTACTCTACTGAAACTGTTGGTCTTTTTAAATTTTTTGGACCGTCTTCTTCAAGAACCATACTACCGAAAAGACTAGTAAAATCAATTCTAACATCAACTATTCCTAATCGTTGTGTAAATGCAATTTGTTGATTATCCCCACCTTTTACCACAGTAATGTTTGAAATCACTGCTGGATTTAAATTGTATATTCCTTTACTTTTTAATTTATGAAAAAAGGGCCAATTATATGTTTGCCCATCTTTTGTTCTAGGAATTCCTAAACATAAAATTGCTGCTAAAGGTCCAATTATATATTTAGTAGTTGCTGTCTTGCTTCCAGGTGCAGGATTATATAATCTTACAGTCATTGAATATGATGGACTGAATGAACTATTTCTCCAAACTTGAGGAAAGTCAACTCTATGTCCAGCTAACATATTGTTTATCATGCCAGCCCCTCCACCCATCATTTTACTTAATGATCCACCATTTTTAAGAGATGCTATAAGTTTTTCTGCTCCAGCTGCCATTCCTCCTGCTAAACCACCAGCTCCACTAATTACAGTTCCTAAAGCTCCACCAACTTCTTTTCCTAATTTTTGCATCTCCACACCTGAATTTCCTAAAGCTTCAGTTGCTGATCCACCTCCAGTCATTTGTGCTATATCTTGTGCTCCAGAAGATGCCATATCTGTCATTTTTTCTAAAAAAGTTTCACCATATTCATTTGAAAATGAATCTGTGGGAAAGTTATCTGCAAGAAATGCTAATTTAATAGGATGTTCAATTGAAAAACCAAGTGTACTTAATATACCATCATATGTACCAGTATCTGGAATTACACTAAATAAAGTCATTCCCCTAGAAAAATTTGGTTTGCATGGAACAATTTCTGCAATAGGCATCGAATTAGCCATAAGATTATCACTTACATAAGTAAGCGGAGGCATCCCAATAATTCCTCTTGTTTCAGATGCAATCAATGTCATTTTTTAAAAGCTCCTTTAAGATATATTACATTGTAGAATATCTTTTACAAAACTATCTCCAGAAGAAAATGATTGTGGTCCTTTTCCACCTCCACCCCCACCCCCACTATTATTTGAAGAATTGCTCATATTTGCATTAGTTGATGCAATAACATTAGTGCTATATACAATTGCTGCAGTTGTTTGTTTCGCTCCGTCTGAAATTTTATCTGCAAGTTTTCCAGTTGCATTTGAAAATAATCCAGCAGCGTATTTACTTTCACCCATTGATGATTCAACTCCATTTTGAGCAAGTTGTTTCATATTAATTGAACTTCCAGTTGGGGATTCCATTGCATCACCAACTTCACGCTTGGATCCTTTCATTGCTAATTTTATTCCATGTGTTTTAAATGTTTCATTTGGATCAACATATTTTCCTTTACGTTTTAAACCTAAATGTAAAAAGCAGAGATGTGATCCCAACCAGGACTCAAGTTTTTAAATGAATGGATGACATTAAATACTTCATTAGCAGTAATTCAGCTATGACCATGCAATGGTTTTTTTAATTTCCGCCAACACAGTTTTGACAGTGTTGGTAAGCTTAATATCCGGAGAAACGAACTGGAGTAAATTAAGTTCGCTCATTCTT